ACATACTACCCAAGCCCGCCTTCTTTTTCTTCCCGATTTTCCAGCGGCGGGAACTTTCGCTCCAGCTCCTCTGGTGTGTCAGGAATGTCTGAATACTGATCGTTTCCAATAGCTGGCGCTTCTTTAAACGCAGCATAAGGAAGCTGTTCGCTTTTAAAGATTTTTGCTGGACCGGATAATGCAGTCGATGACTCATTAAAATCTGCCAAAACATCTGTTATAAAATTTAAAATACTTTCTCTATCTGAATCGTCCAAATTTAGATAATGCTCTAAAAAGATATATTCCATTTGATTCAAGTTGTATTTTCTTACAAGATTTTCAATTTCATTTTTAGGTTCTAGCAGAAACATACTTCCAGATCCAAATCGCAACCAGTCTTCACTTACATTATATTCTCTGCATATAGATAGAATCATTTGATCAGTTAAACCTCGACGTCCACTTTCTATATTGGAAATGGATGATCTGGTTACACCTAATTTTTTACCGAATTCTTCCATGCTAAGAGATAGCGTTTTCCTTAATTCAGTAATACGCTCATTCATTTTCTCACCTCCTATCTTCTATGTATTGATAATAACACGCCATGTTTTCAAAGTCAACAAAGTTTTCAAAGTTTACAAAAATGTATTGACAAAGTTTACAAAGAAACGTATGATAGTAACATAGAAAACAAAATGAAGGGAGATGAAAACATGAATGACAGAAAAACTTATACGGCGGCTGAACTTAATAGTGCCGAAAAACTGATGAAAATACTCTCTAGTATTCCGGAAGAAAAAAGAACCATTTTAATTATGATGGCAAATTCTTTTATGGCAGGAATGGAAGCTAAGGAATATATGAAAAAAGCATAAGGAACAGAACGATGAAGATGACGAAGATTGCGAAGGAAGTTTTATATAAAAACGATTTCTTCGCGAAGAGATATGACAAAACATGCGGAGCTGTTTACATAGCAAAATACGGAAATGGGCTCATAAAAATAGGAAGCACATCCAGTCCAAGAGAGCGTTATAAGCAACTGGCGTATAATGCACCGGAATACGCAGGTGCCAAAATCGAAGAATTTGCTATAACGAATCCTTTGGAAGAGTATCAGGACTTGGAAAAAGCTTTGCATCGTAGATTTTGGAAATGGAATGTCGGAAAAGAAATCTTTAATGTAGATTTTCAAGAAGCTGTTCAAGTAGTTAATAAGGAGTTCAACAAATTTGATTATCCAAAAGCTTCAGGTTTTAAACCTACGGCTGTACCGGCTGTTATGAAGATTTTCAAGAGCGGAAGGATACCAAATGATGAAGAACAAAGAAAACTTGCAATCATGGCTTTTGAAGACGGAATGTGTGCTTATGACATTTTTTACAACTAAATAGAGAGCATACGAGGGATGCGGGACCTCATGAAAAACCCAGGTCTGGTGGAGCCGACGCAGATAAGTCCACCCGGCGAGGCGACCGAAGCCTGCGGAGAATCGTCGTCATAGGGGTGGAAAGCGCAAACCCTAGTAAAAAAATCCCGGCTTGGAGGCAGATGAGAACACCAGGAGAGAGAACATCCGGAGCATGGACTGGTGGGTGCGTAATACACCCGGATGGCGGCGATGAAACAGACCGCACTGCAGGCAACAGCTATACGGCTACCCCACACAATACTCAGGGAGCAAACAGCGGACAGGTTCTTCTTCAACCCTATGGAGAACCTGTCACAGACTGCCGGGCCCAGCCAAGCCTAGAGAGCAATTATGCTACCCGGTACACAATGAAAAGTAAAGGAGATGGGTCCATGAGAGCAAAAGAAATAAAGATGGAGGTTACATACACGGAGGGCTATGAAAGGAGATTTACAGAGGCCTGCCTTAAGCAGATTAGAAGAGGCCATGATTCATCGCCGGAAGATGGCAGAGATCAGAACAGCGATGGAGAAAAGAAAACAGCATAAGGCGAGGGTGAAGGCAGCCAAAAAAGCAGTGAAGGAGTTCCTGGTAGCTACGGGAATTGGGATCGCACTGTGGCTGGCCTTCCTTTATGCCTTAATTTCAGATGATACGTACTACGAGCCGCAGCCTGAACCACGTATGATCCAGGCGATCGATGGTGATTATTACTACCCGGCAGATCAGTACGAGGACTACCTGAAAGAAAGAGAATTATACAAGGAGCAGGAGAATGAAGATTAAAGTTGTTTATTGTAAATTCGGAGAGAAGCCAAAAATTCTGGAGATTGACAGAACGCTGGAAGAGATGCAGCGTCTGGTGGGCGGACATATTGAGACTTATCCATACGGATACGCGCCGCTGGTTTTTGTGGTCAACGATGAGGGTAAATGCCTGGGACTCACACCGCACCGGCTCATCGCACACGGAAGAGACGTCATCTGCGGTGACTTCTTCGTGGCGGCCATTGGAATGAGCGAAGAAGGATGCCTCGATATCGTGGGACTGACAGACGAACAGATCCACTCGGTTCTTGTGACCGTTGATAATGGGAGGCTGTATCGATGAAGATGGCGATGAAGGACGGAATGCTCCGGATCATCGAAGCAGATATCACCCAGGCGGCGATCATTAAGTCCTGGGGAAGCATGAAATACTCCCGATCCAATCAGATGTACGAGGGACCGGTCAGCATGGAGCTACTGAATAAGCTGGCCGGAATAGTCAAGCTCCCGCCGGCGATCGAGGCGGTCCGTAAGAACATGAATGAGGTCCAGGAGGCGGTGGATCGGGAGCGCATCCGCAAGGATCCGAAGCCACTGGTACAATACCCGGTCACAAAATCACTGTATCAGCACCAGGTCAGAGCCGCCAACATGGCACTTTTGACTTTCGGTCTGGTACCACCGGAGAAGGAGGAATATCGAGATGAATAGTGTATTCACCGACGAAGAGCACCGCATCCTGCTGGCAGCACTCGAGAGAGAGAAACAGGTATGCCGGGAATATGATCAGGAGCATGACAGCGAGAACAAGCTGGTGCCAATCGTGAAACGCATCGAAAGAAAGGTCTATGACCTTCAGAATCAGGATGCAGATCTGAAAAGACACTTCCTTGCGGCGGAAGAGCCGGAATGGGATCCAGAGAACCGATTCCACCGGTGTCCGTCCTGCAGGCGCAGAATCCACGAATATCATGGATTCTGCAAGCACTGTGGAAAGAAGATCGACTGGCAACCACTCATGAAGAAAAGAAAGAAGGAAGCCGAGATCCGCGGTCGAAAGGAAGGCAGGAAACGATGATCCTACAGTTGGAAATTCCAAAAGAATTCGAGAAAGACTACCGAAGCAACAGGTTTGAGGATTTTTTCAGAAGAGTCTATGCGGACATTGACAGCGAAGGCTTGTGTGGCAATTACGAGGGCGAGACAGCGCAGATGATGGAACGTGCGTTTAAAGAATCGAGGTGTTTGGACGATGGGAAAACCTGCTAATGCACCGCGGAAAAAGAAGCAATGGACGCCAGAGGAAGAAGCGTATCTTTCAGACAGCTGGGGAACAAAGAGCATCAAGACGCTGGCAAAGAATCTCGGCCGATCGGAGCAGGCGGTCATCGTCAGAGCGCAGCGTCTCGGATGTGGCCCCTTCCTGGATTCAGGAGACTACATCGCTCTGAATCAATTAATCGTGGAACTCTATGGCCCAAATAACACTGGATACCCAGCATACCGGCTGATTACAAAGGGACTCCCGGTCAAGGAAAAACTTGTGAGACGCTGTAAGCGCAGAGTCATATACATCGACGAATTCTGGAAGTGGGCAGAAAAAAACAAGAGCCTTCTGGACTTTTCGAGAATGGAACCGCTCTGCTTCGGAGCGGAGCCGGCTTGGGTAAAAGTCAAAAGAGAAAACGATAAAAGGCAGGCCTGGCAGCAGATGCCGCACAACGCGCCTTGGACCGAATATGACGACCAGAAGCTCAGTAGAATGCTGAGGGCAAGGAAATATACCTACACAGATTTGTCGCGGGAATTGCGCCGATCTGAAGGCGCTGTGAAGCGAAGAATCGCTGATCTTCAGATCACGGATCGTCCGATCCGGAATAAAACAAAGCCATGGACGGACGAAGAGGTTGATCAGCTTCTTTCCATGCTTGATCAAGGGTTCACTTATTCGCAGATCGCAGAAAAGCTGAATCGAAGTGCTCTGGCAACCAGAGGAAAGCATGAAAGACTGCAGAACCCGAATTACATGAAGCAGTACAACCGCGGGCATTCAAAGGATTACGATTATGTCGGAATCCGAGATGTAAGTCCCGCACAGATCAAGAAAGATATGGCAGCCAGGAAGGACAATCAATTCGTCGAAGTGGGTGAGCTGCCGAGAGAGGAGATGATGATATGACGTCCCAGCGAATCAATAAGGGCTTCGGCCTGCTGTTCGAAATGGGATGCGGTTAGGAAAGACGCTGACCGCACTGGCCATCGCAGGAGCCGCGTATAAGATGGGAAAAATCGACAGGGTTCTGATCGTTGCCCCAACTTCTGTCGTAGCTGTATGGCCGAAAGAGTTTCAGGAGTTCGCAGATTTTCGATACACCTGCAGAACACTCCTGGGAGACAAGGCGCACAGACTCCGGGAGCTTAGTGACCTGCAGAAATTCCCTTTCCAAGCCATGAAGGTGGCTGTGATTAACTACGAATCAACTTGGAGAGAGGGCATCTTCGAAGCTCTTCAGGAATACGACGCGGACCTGATCATCTGCGATGAGAGCCAGAGAATCAAGACGCACGATGCGGAGCAGAGTAAGGCGCTGCATAAGCTGGGTGATCAGGCGAGGTACAAGTTGATCCTTTCCGGAACGCCGGTGCAGAACAATGCTATCGATATCTACAGCCAGTATCGTTTTCTGGACTCCACGATCTTTGGAGAGAACTTCTATAAGTTCCGAAACCGGTACGCCGTCATGGGCGGATTTAACCGGAAGCAGATCGTTGGATACAAGGATCTGGACGGGCTGATCAAAAAGGAGCACTCCATTGCTTTCCGGATCACGAAAAACGAAGCTATCGACCTTCCAGAACAGACTTTTGAGACCAGGAGGGTGCACTTCAGCAAGAAGGAGCAAGACCTATACAACCGCATCAAACGAGACAGCTATGCAGAGCTGGATAGCGGCGGCCAGATCACGGCAACAACCGTCCTGACGAAGCTTTTGAGACTGCAGCAATTGACGGGCGGATTCCTGGTAAAGGACGATGCATCAAAGCCGGAACAGGTAAGCAGAGCCAAGCTGGATGCTCTGAGCGATATCATCGAGGACTATGTAATCGGATCCGGAAAGAAACTGGTTATTTTCGCACGATTTATCGCGGAAGTAAAGGCAATCATCGACCTGGTGACCAAGCTGCTCCCGCGAGGAATGAAACAGGTCGCCATCTATGGAGACATCAAGAAAGAAGACCGCGGCGACATCGTAAAGCAGTTTCAGGAAGACCCAAGCACAACCGTCTTCATCGGTCAGATCGACACGGCTGGAACGGGAATCACGCTGACGGCCGCAGATACCTGTGTGTATTACAGCAAAAACTTCAACTACGCAACATACAGCCAGAGCCTCTCTCGTATCCACAGAATCGGCCAGAGAAACATCTGCACGTACATCGATCTGGAGGTTGACAAGACGATCGACGAACTGATCAGCCAGAGCCTGGCGAAAAAAGAAGATATGGCAAAGACGGTCGTGGACGACTGGCGGGCCTATTTTGAATAGGGGTAACTACATGAAATCATTAAAAGAAATATGCCGCGGGATCGCAAAGACACTCGGGTTCATCCAGGATGCGGATAAGAAGATCGCATCCAACATGTCGGCTGCTTTGAAGTTTAAGGCGGAGCAGACGAAGGAATACGAAAAACGTTTCGAGCCAGGACCACCGGAGCCGGATCCGATGCAGGAAGCAGCCGCGCAGGTTGGCGTCGATGTGGTTCTGATCGCAAATGCGCTTCAGGAATTTGCAGATGCGCTTCATCGGCCGGAGCCGGTGAGCCACCTGGCGAACAACTGGAGGAAAATGCATGGATTGCCAATGCGAAGAAAAAGGAGAAGAAGATAATGGGATTGTTAGAAATGGTCAGAGAATATAATGAGCTTCTGGATGAAAAGGACGGCCTGAAAGAGGCCACCAAGCGAAACAATGAAGCCATTGATGTCAAAAAAAAAGAGATTGCACAGCAGATGATCGATGATGATGTGCCAAGCATCAGCGTCGGAGGATACAAATTCTTTCTGCAGGATAAGACAATCTACTCCAAGAAATCAGAGGAAGCACTGATGGCAGCCGACCTGGACTTCTTGTCCGTCCTGAGAGAACAGGGACTGGGAGATATTATCCAGGAAACAGTAAATCCTCGGACACTGCAGTCTACGGTAAAAAATCTGGTTGAGGAAACCGGCTCTCTTCCGGAAGACCTGGCAGAAGTACTGAATGTATACGATACATATGAAATCGGCAGAAGAAAAGAAGGCAACAAAGCAGCTAAGAAAGCAAAGGGAGGAAACTAAGATGGCAGAATATGAACAGATGGAATTTGATGTAAGACTAGAGAGCGACAGGGACCTTCAGGAGAATGTGAACCTTGCAATCGATTTTGCGTGTAAGCAGGTGCAGCAGGAACGCCAGAAGCCGATCGAGAACCGTCATGAGGCCTATGGTATCCTCGCGGAGCAGTACGCGAGAGTCCAGAAGAGCATGAAAGACGTGAATGACAGCTTCAAAAAATATGCGCTGATCCTGCCGCTGGATGATGCGGCCGCGGTGGAGGCTTCGAACAGCATTGTCAATGCTGCTACGGAAGCTGTGTATGAAGCCGTTGAGCTGGTAGCACTGGCCAATAAAGCCATGCAGGATCTTTACAGAAATAGTTCCCGCGAGAGCACACCGCTGGAAGATTACATGGAAGAACAGGAAAATGATGGCTTTGAAGAAGCGGAAAACGCTTCAGAAAGCGAGGATGAAGATGCAGAATAATGTAGAAATTATCGTTAGATGCTCAGGAAAAGAGAGCACTCTTTCAGGCGAATTTTTGATCGGAGCAGTTACTCAGGGAGATGGAGAACATGGCGAGAAAAAAGCGGAAGCATTGCTTGCAGGCAGCGCAGATCACCTCGAGATTATCGATACATTAGCAGTCGCGTGCGCACATACCATCAGAACCTTGACATCCAAAGACGCATCAAAAGAAGAACTCTATGTCAAAATTTTCAAGGAAGAGCTCACGAGAGTACTGAATGGCGATACATGGTCGTCCTGTAAACCATACGATCTGAGCGAAGGTGGAATTTACAGTGAGTAAACTCGAAGTCTATATCAAGGATCCGGACATCGCCGATCCAGATAAGAAGGTCA